AAACGTAATGTCATCGCACTAGTTACTATCCTGTTAGCTTGTATCTTCGGGTTTCAAGCTTTACTCGTCCCCTGTTTTTTCTTTGCCATCGCATCAAATGTTGTCCTGGACGCTGAGGCACAAAGGTTCTTTAAACAAGTGAAAGCCGATTACTTTGTTGAATTGAACGACGATCCAGAGGTGGGAGAAACCGTGGTTGATGTAAAGAGCTCCAGAGCTCCGATTAAATTCGCTGTATTGGCACAATCCAAGGTAGGAATATTATCCCCAACAGTTGCCAACCGATTAGTGTATGAGACCGTGTTGCTTCGAATCTTCGAAGAACAACGAGTTAGACACAACATCAGGTTGGAATTGCTTGGTGAGGCTTTGTTAGCCTGTTTTGTGCGGCCTGAATCATACGAGATAGCGTTGAGAGTGATTGAGTCTCTCAACTGTTCTGACACGATCAAATAGGGGTGCCGGGCCTGTTTGCACGGACAAACCACGAAAATCAACGTGGAATGTCCCGAGGGTGTGCAAATGAAGGTGTCCGGATCCCTCCGCCATTTGCCAAAACACAGAGCGAGCACTGTGTTTGGACCCATCTTCTCTGATAAACGATACTTTATCCACGACTCTAATTTGACTAATGTCAAGCGAGGGTTGATTGAGAGAGTGTTTTTTGTTAGGGGGTCAGATGGGGTTCTTAAAGCTCCGCCACTTCCTGATGAGAAATTCAAAAGCCGCTTGGACGCTGTGAGAACGTACTTAAACTCATTCCCTAAGTTGAAACCCTTGCCGTTACGCTCTACATTGAGCTTATGGCATGGCTCTAAGCTTAAAGTTTATGAGAGAGCATACGCCTCATTGTTGGTTAAGAGATTGACCCGCGTCGATGCATGGCTAAAGACTTTTGTTAAGTGCGAGAAGATAGATGTAGCCAAAAATGATCCGGCTCCACGAATTATACAACCTCGAAATCCACGGTATAATTTGTGTCTCGCACGATTCCTGAAACATAATGAACATGAGTATTACAATCGAATTGACCAAATGTTTGACAGGGATGGATTGGGTGACAAGACAATTTTTAAAGGACTGAATGCTGTGACTGCCGCTAAACACTTGGCACTGAAAACTTCAAGATTTTCCGACCCAGTGTTTATCGGATTGGATGCTTCCCGCTTTGATCAACATGTATCAAAAACTGCGCTTGAGTGGGAACATAGCATTTACTTGGATTCAATGTCTTATGATCGCGAGGAGTTATCTGAACTCCTCGAATGGCAACGACACAATATTGGAGTGGCCTACCTACCGGAAGGTAAGATCAAATACGAAACAGAAGGTGTCAGGGCATCTGGGGATATCAACACATCCCTTGGCAATTGCTTGCTTATGAGCTCTATGGTTTACAGTTATTGTAAGCACAAGAGGTATCGTAAGTTTGCCCTTGCTAATAATGGTGACGATTGTGTCTTAATACTGGAAAGACACAATCGCACGTCATTATATGATTTGCCTGATTGGTTCCTAAATATGGGTTTCACTATGAAAGTAGAAAAACCCGTATATGATCTTGCCGAAGTAGAGTTTTGCCAAACCCATGTTGTGACTGGCGCCCAAACATCGCTGAGCGTACGAAGCCCGAGAACTGTGTTATCTAAAGATCTTCATTCTACCCACGCATTTCAACATGGTGAGTATCTCGAATGGTTGTCTTCTGTTGGTGAGTGTGGCCGTAAATCCAATTACGGAGTCCCCGTGCTACATGCATTCTATGAACGAATGCCCACACTACAGGTGAGATCTAAGCGTATATTAAATTCTATTGAACAGAAGATGCAGTACACCATCCGAGGTGGGGTAGCTCCCTGTGTAGAAATTGACGATAATATGAGACACAGTTTTTGGAAAGCATTTGGCATTGTGCCTGATGGTCAAATTGCCCTGGAGAAGATGTTAAGTAAGGTTAATTACACGGATCATGTTGGCCCTGTAGTCCACCATGCTTATACATCTGTGCTCCAGGGTTGTAAATTTGACTCATTTACTAATACCAATCATTATGAAATCTAAGCAAAAGCAAACTGTAGGACATAAACGTAAGAGAAGCAATCCTCTTATGCAACGACAGACGCGAGCTGTCCGCCCACGGGCATCGTTTGATGGCCAATTTTTAAATCACAAAGTAATCTTTGCCCCTGACACTACATCAGCGACAGGGACCTATGCTAGCGGGATATATGTAGACGCCACGGCTACTGGGTCATGTATGGGTACCATTG